AGTTTCATAAAAGGTTTAAGAAAATAAACCCATGCCTCATCATTTTTTGGGAGGAACTGAAATAGTCCGTCTTCCATCATCATTCTAATTAAGTTTCTATGTCCTCTCCCATCGGGATCCATCGACTCAGAGTAATATAACTTAACTAGTTCTTTTTCTTCTTCACTTAAAAGTGGATTTTCCAAGTCGACAAGTTTGGTGTTGATAACGTAAAACTCATCACCAAAAATACCTTCTTTTGTTTTACCACTCAAAAGATTCTGAAGGGCTACGTTTCCCTTTTCCTCCTTAAGTAAATTAGTACTTCTACCTAAAATATAGGGTATTTGTACTAATTCTTCAAGTAGTTCAGGAAATAATTTGACTAAAGTTTTCTCACCAAGATAAAAAATACCATCGATGTTATCTGAACTATCTCCAGTGAGAATCTTTACGGTCTTAACATTATAGTGTGGGATTTCAACATCGTGTAGCTTTATCTTATCCCCATTTCTATAATATTTTTTTGTGGATGGTGAGTAAATAGATACCTTCTCAGATATAAGTTGAGTTAAATCTCGGTCACTTGAGAATATTGTTTTTTCTTCGTCTAATGAGATTTGACAGTAATAAGCAATAAGATCATCGGCTTCAGCATGTTCTGTCTCCAGTTGTCTCACAAACATCTCCTCAAGGTATTCCTTTACCCTCTGTTTTTGTTCCAAGAAAGCATCTTCTTTTTGTTCTGATTCAGAAGGTCTCCGATTCAATTTATACTTTGGGTAAATCAATCTTCTTTGTGAAGATGAGGTTTTAGAATCCCAAAATACCACAACCTTATCATAGTTGTGTTCTTCCAAGAATTTACGTAGAGTATTCAGAAAGTGCCAAACACCACCAACGTGTTTCCCATTGTGATAGAAATCTCTAACACCATGAAACCCAATTTTCAATAAATTATTCCCGTCTACTAATAATGTTTTGGACACTTCCTTTAATATTGGGTGATTTCTACTCAACTTCTTCCTTTTCCGCTTTCAAATCAAAGTCACCATCAACTCCAATTATGTCTTTCCAATAGTCAGCATATTCTTTCTTATACTTTTCTATTGATGCCTTTTCTTCTGTGGTGTCTTTACCAGGTAAGAAACCGTGTGGGGTTACAATAATTTTCCCATCTTCAAAACCAAGTCCATTAATGTGGTTTTTCATAACCGACACTTTTGTTCTTGAAGCAAACTTCACAGTTCTCTTATCTTTTGTTGCCGTGATCTTTGTTGTTCCCGCACCTTTTTGATTACCAAATAAAAATACCAAAGAAGAGTTTAACCAAATTGCTTCACCACCTTTTGCTTTGATCTTAGGTTGACCAAATGGATTGTCAGGTAATTCTACCCAAGGCTGATTAACAATGATTAAGGTATTTTCATATTTAGAATCCGCTTTACGAGATCCTGAAATACGTTGGTTAATACCCATACCAATTTTGTCCGCCAATGTGGAGGCGTTGTGTTGTTTACCTCCTTTACCTTCGTAAGTCATTTTACAAGGAACTGATCCAACTGAATCCCACATAATACAAAGTGAATAATCTAATTCACCTTTTTCTTGTGCGTCCAATAGTCCATTAATGTAATCTGTAATTTGTTCAATATAACTGAAGTTGTTGTTAAACAAGAAGAATCCGTCCCAAGTTAATTCACCTGTTTCTTCATCAACTACTTCCTCACACTCAAACCCCATTATTTTTGAGTGTTCAAAAGACCATTTTTGTTCGGTAATAATGAAAACAGGGAGTATTTCTTTCTTTTGTGCATCGACCGCAGTTTTAATAAGTGCTGTTGTTTTACCAGTATCGGAGTGACCCAATAACATATTAAGGTGACCAATTGCGGGTCCAGGTAGACCAACCGCATCTAAGAAGTCAGAACCTAAATCAAAGAATCTTTGTGGTTTGTATTTTGCGTCCGATGAGAATTTTTTCTTAATCGAACTAAAGTCGTTTTTTTTCAGTGCCATATTTTTTGTATTTCTCTATAAAATATACATAAAAAAACGGGAACAATAAACTGCTCCCGTTACTTTTATTCTTATTAAATATTAGAATGGTAAATCTTCGTCTACCTCGGTGTTAGATTGTGGATCCGCAACTTCGTTGATTGATTTAGGTGCAGATGTTCCACCCATAGAAACCTCAGAAGATTCGTTATTTGAGTAAGCGTAAGCTCCTTTTTCGGAATCCCAACGTGGAGTTTCACCACGAGCAATTGCCTCAAGATACTCAACAGGTTTTTTAGAATATACATCCTCCCAAGTCAATTCATCTCCAACCCATTCTGACATTTGGTTTTCGTTTTCAGAGATTGGTGTCGGATCATCATACATTACTGTTTGGATTACCGTGTAGGTTGCTCCTTTCGGAGTTTTTGCCTTTGTTAACTCAAGGATTAAATCACGACCTTTGTCAGGATCGGTAACATCACCTTTAGCTTTCCAAATTGGAATAATTTTATCAAGGATTCCTTCTTGTTTGTAGTTGTGTTTGAATCTCCAAAACTTAACTCCGTCTTCTTCGTGGTCACGGTCAACAACTTTTACAATATAAAACTTACGAGATCTATATTGTGTTGCTAATTGTTTGTCTGATTCTTTTCCTGTTGACATAAGTTCCTCGTAAACTTCATTCAACGGTGAACGCTCATTGTCATTTTTTCCTGGATCGTAAAATTTTTGCCATTTACCATCAACAAATACCTCATGGAACCATACTTCTTTGAAGGGTGAAGATCCGTCGGTTGTAGGTAGGATACGAAGTTTTCGTTGCCCTTGTTTTTCAGTATCTTTGAGGATTGCCGCAAAGTACTTTTTCATTCTTTCTTCTTGTGACATTTTTGAAGTGGAAGAAGTACCACTTTGTTTTGAGCTCTCATACTGTGCCAAAACTGCATCTAAAACATTTGTCGCCATTTAATATTAATTTAAAGTTTATGTAGGAAATATAATTATAGAAAGTTGTATTGTCAAATTAAAAAAGGTCCCATTCGAGACCCTTTTCATTATTTTGTAAAATCTGTCGCCTTAGGTAAATATTCATCAAAAGAATCTCCAATATCTCTAGGTGTGTAGTTTTCAACATCATCCGCAGTTAAGACATATTCTTTTCCTGTTTTTTCCATGTCTTCCATTTTATCTTGGAAGAAGTCAGATAATTTTTGTTTGAATGGTCCTGAATCTAAAGATCTTAGTTCTAATTTTTCTTGAGCCGTTTTAGGTCTCATCTTGTCAACCTTAGCCTCTAATGAATCAATCTTACCAACAATTTGATCCATCTCACCAAGTTTTTCTTGCATTTTATTTAATTGGTCAAAAAGATTATTAAAGTATTCTTCTTGTTTGTCAGCAATTGATGATTGAGTATCTACCAAATCAGTAATATCTAATTCTTCAACTTCCTCATCTTCACCCCCAATTTCTTCAACATCAGGATCCGTTGCAACATCAACAGGTTTACCTTCTTCAGCAGGTGGAGTCGGTGGGGCTGGTGCTGCGGGTGCGGGTGGTGCCGCAGGATCTACAGGTGCCGCTCCCGGATCTGCAGGTAGTGCCGCAGGATCTGCAGGTGGTAATGGTTCCGCTTGTTCCATTATATACTTATTGATACGATTGTATCTATCTAATTCTTTTAATATTTTCTGATCAATACTCATTTTATCCGTTCAATAATGTTTTTATGCCTTGGCTAGTTTCAACTTGAATCTTTTTGAATGTTTTCATGGTGTTATCCACTCTTTCTATCAAACCGTCTTTCATTCTAACAGTATAACAATCTCCTGTGTCTAAATCACAAACTTGTTTAGTACCATCACCCATGTCTTTTTCAGAAACTCTTGTGTTTTTTCCCAAGTAGTTATCTAATATTAGTTTTGTGTTCATTTTCGTTTTTTTATATAAATATCTAGTTTATTAGAAAGTTATTCCTTGATCTGTTTGGATGTCGCTAATACCGAAGAACGAGTTTACCGCTAATCTAAATTTATCGATAAGAACCGCTCTTTGCGAATCATCTAATCCTGCCCATACATTCGCATTTCTTTGTATTGGGTATTTTAATACATAATTCTTAGCCAAAGATAATAACACAGCATTATTATCAACACCAGATAAATTTATGTCTGAGACAAATTGTGATTTAATAGGTGGTATCACACTTTTAACATAATTAATAAAATCATCAAA